TACTTTCCATATCTTGAAATGGCAAATTATATGGATTGGCACAAAGTCCCTATTGCGGCTTGGTTTTCACATGCAGACTTGGAAGTTCCCGATAAAATGAAAATCTGGCTAGATGCTGCTAAACGTTGTGACGTTCGTTTAACATCTGCCAGAAAGTATTATGATATGCTTGTTGAATTTGGCCCTACGTTTATCGTTACACCACCATTAGACACCGACAAATTCAAACCTAAGATTTAGTCTTACGTTCTTTCCAGATATTTTCAGTCAGTGTATGACCATCTCCATTTTTACATTTACCCGTATTCTTGTGGTCATATTGTACCAAGTCAGGAATATTGTACTTAGCCGGGTATGTCTGCACAATCTTTTTCATTTCAATTCCACAAAATGGGCATTTCATGGTTGTTAACCTTTCGTTATTGTCGATTAGATTTAGAATAACACATTTGTTCATGAAATACCCTTAAGATTTTGTGAATTAAAAGTATATTTTTTTACTAAACCAATAACCAATCTGCAATATAACAAGCACTTTCTAGTAATGGTCTGGTACTAACACGAACTATTGGTATATCTACCACCTTGTCCGTTTGATTATTTTTGAATTGATACATTTCAGTATCAAAAACAGTAATAATACTAATATCTGAAGATGTTAGATATTTAACTATCTTAAGAACTTTTTCAACCTTAATGCCGGGTGTATCTGCCATTTCAATTATTCCTAAACACAATTCATCTGATTTAAGCATAAACAACAATTCAAATTTTGTCAAGTAAGAAAGTTGATAGAATGTCTGATAAAAAACTAACCATTGGCACAAGCGGTTTTACCTATAAATCTAATCGCAAGGGCGAAAACCTTTATGGTCAACTTTCACAAGATAAAGATTTTTCAGACCACGAATTTGTAGCATCTGGCAGGGGTTGGCCTGTTAGAACTAAAGGTTATTCATGGGATGATATGCAAAAATTTTATCAATCCCTAGATGTTTACGTTTGTACCAGTATGATTGAGGGTATTGGCTATGGTGTACTAGAAGCTATGGCCTGTGGTATTCCGGTAGTGATACCGCGTGATGTGGGTATATTCGATGAACTACCCGATTTAGAAAACTTACATCGCTATCAAGCTGGTGATTATGATGATTTGAAAAGAGCGTTATTAGAAGCGATTGATAAGGTTAGAATAGGCGCTGTTAATGTCCCTAGCTTGCGTAGTGCTACGTTAAAGTATTCTGCCGATGCTTGGGTTAATGACCATAAGACTGTATTTGAAAATTTCTTGTATGGTGTTAAGGAATTGCCACCTGAAAAAGAATGGCAAGGTAACGCTTGCATCGTCTATGTGGCTTATGGTCAAAACGCTTTAGATTGCGTAAAACGTGCTATCATTAGTGCTAAAAAATATCTGACGGAAATACCAGTAGTGCTAGTATCTGAAAAACCGGGTTATGGTGAGGATATACATATTTATCATACTGATGATGATATAGGCGCTAGGTCTGTTAAAACACAAATTTATGATTTAGTACCTGAAAAATTTGAATATGTGTTGTATTTAGATGCTGATACAGAAATCGTATCATCTGATGTAAGGGTTTTATTTGACTTTTTGAATGATGCTTGGGATTGGCTTATGTGCATAAATCCCGCCCAATACGTACTTACTAGAGAGATGAGCAGACCGGATAATAAAGAAGAATGTGACGAACTATTTAGTTTTCATGGCACTGATGAAATGTTACAACTAAATGGCGGTGTATTTGCGTTTAGACGTAATGAACGTAGTGCTAAATTGATGCGTGAATGGCATAAAGAATGGAGTAGATATGGAAAAAGAGATCAGGCGGCGTTTGATAGGGCATATTACAAGTATCCACTTAAACTATACGTTTTAGGGAATGAGTTTAATACCATAACTAGGTATTTAGATGCAAGTGTAACCGCTGGTATTCTACACTATCCATTAACTGCTAGACGCTGGAAAGGCAGAATAGACGGTAGGTTAGATAGTGGAGAAGCGTGGGGTAGCATTCATCCTGATAGAAGTGATAAAAAATTCTAACACCAATCTAACAAAATCGTGATACACTGAAAAAAAACATATTATAGGAATAAACAATGATACGTGAATTTTACCCAGGTGAAATTAAGTCTAAAATTCGTGTTTATCGTGATGGCAAAGAAGTTAAACCACTTATGGCAACTTGTATTGCTATGTCAGACCAACCCGGTATTGAGGTAGATGGTTATATTGATTTGGTGACGTTACTTAAAGATAAAGATGGTAACGTAATCAAAGATGAATACGGCAATCCCTATTGGATTTGTGCAGACACCAATTTGGAAGATGATTATTATGTTGCCAACAGGCAAGCTAAAGAGTTGGGATTAAAACCACTACCTAGACCTTATCCAGATGTGATTAGATGGTATGGAAAAATTAGGTGGGAATTGGTGAAATAGTAGAATAGGCTCTATTTCGCGAAATAAGCCGATTTAAGCACTTAATTATTTTTAACGCTAGTTGATACCTGAAATAATTATTTTTGGCTTAAATCGGCCTTTTTGGGGCATTTAGAGGCATTCTACAATAGACTTAGGACAATAAAATGAAACTAAACCAAACACCACAGGAAATCATAGATTTTGTAGCAGAAAAGTATCCTGAAATAGAACAATTGATATTTAATGCTCATATCGTTTGTCACAAATACAAGGGTTCTGTTCAACCTTATCAAGCTGCTGTTTTGTATTATCTGGTAAAGGATTATAATCACTGTAATATCTTAGAGGTTGGAACGGGCGTAGGGTATTCGACTTATTTTCTGGCTAATGCAGCACCACAAGCTAATATTGTGACGCTAAACCCCAATACGCAAGAGTGGAATATTGCATCACAAATCCCCATAGATGGTAAAGTACATTTTGTAAACCTATCATCAAGAGACTGGTTTGAAGATACTGGTGAAATGCCAAAAACTTATGATTTCATTTTCATTGACGCTGACCACCGGGATATTAAATTTGATGTTCAATGGTTTAACCGTCTAAACGATAAGGGCGTCATGGTTTGTCACGATTACAGCGATAGTAACAGCAAATCACCTTGTCTGCCAGTATGGAACGAATTAACTACACTAAAACATTCTTATGGTGATTTTGATATTGAGGTTATTGATACTGTTAATAAATTTGGTATGGCAGGTTGGATAAAGAAACTATAGCTTGATGGTGTATAATTAATTATAGGGGTTATTAAGAAATGTTCACACGAACAAACTTATTTATAGTTATTGCTTTTGGTATTCTGGCAATAATTATTTTTGTTATCGTTTTTGATGCAAATGCTAATACTATTCCAACAAGTATTATCAGAACACCACAAGACGAAAATGGTTATTATCTAACCTGTGAAGGTGAATGTGAGCATTTTAATAGACTTCAGTTAGATAATACTTTACGTTTTTGTCAACCTTATCAGGCAATTAATTATATGTATGATCGTATTAACATGATGGATGGTTTACAACTAGGGCCACTAACAGCTTATGGCAACAACACGATATGCTAGTACAACTGAATTATCTACTCAAACGGGGGTAGATTTAACTAAATATTCTGCACAGGTAGAAGCGCTATTAGATGCTGCTAGTGAGGCTATCAATAACCAGTGTCATAGAAAAGACGGTTTTGTAGCTGATACGGTAGCATCAGTGCGTTTATTTTCTGGTAGCGGTAAATCTATCCAGATGATAGATGAGTGTGTTGAAATAACAGCAGTAGCGGTTAAACGATCATTAACCGATAGTGTTTATACCACATGGTCTGCTACCGATTGGTTAGCTTTTGGTGGTAGTTATAAACGTCCTGATTTTAATGTATTGGCTTATGATGAACCTAGACCCTATACAGGTTTGATGATAGCAATAAATGGTAATCACTCTGTGTTTACATCTGGACAAACTAATACAGGCCGTGAAGGTTTTCCACCACTCAATAACTATCGTGCTATTGGGCAACCAACCGTACAAGTTACTGCTAAATGGGGTTATTCAGTAACAGTTCCTAATGCCATTAAACAGGCTACACTTATTCATGCAGCTAGGTTCTTTAAGCGTGGTCAGGCACAATGGGCAGATGCTTTAGCTAATGCTGATTTTGGTGAAGTTCGTTTTGTTAAAAAGACTGACCCGGCTTATGATTATCTTATTCAACATGGCTTTATCAGACCGGGGATAGGGTAAATAAAAAAAGACCCTTTCGGGTCTATTTCGTTACCTGACTATTGTATGCTGCTGTTGCTATTTCCTCTCCAAACAATTTCTTTGTGTATTGATATGCTTGGTAGTAACTTCTAGGTGTTCCGGTTTTTTCATACTTAGTGCTACGAATGATGCTGTATGCTTTTTGATATTTCTGTTTAGTAGTCATTTTGTTTTTCCTTTTCGTTTACCTTACTTATCTAAAGTATACGACTATTTGAAAACTTGTCAAGTGGTTTTATTGACCAATTTTCTAACCCCCACAAATTAGGGGTACACTATGCCAGCTAGAACAGAAATACGCGGGTTACAGGAAACTAAAAACAAGCTAGAGCAAACAGCGCGTGATATTCACGGTAAACCGATGGTAAATACTTTTCAAAAAGCCGTGTTAATGCTTGTACGTGATGCTAAGATAAAATCACCTGTTGATACTGGACGTTTACGCAGTAGCATAACCGGAGAAGTGTTTACTAAAAGTGCTTTATTTGGTCATACATTGTTTGGAGTAGCAGGTACAAATTTGTTTTACGCACCATTCATGGAAATGGGAACTGGCACATTCGTAGGCAGAAAACCCCATAGACCACCCGCCAAATACCTAGAACAATGGGCAAGGCGACATAAAACAAACGCTTACGTAGTCGCTCATGCTATCGCTATGCGTGGAG